GGTCAAGCCGCCCCGATAGTCACGGCAATGCCGGATGGTGTCGTGCGTTAGCAGCAGCAGGGGCTGCCACAGCCGTTGCCGCAAAACGGGCTATTTCCGGCGTTATAGGTGTAGCCGTTGGGGTAGCGTACCACGCCCGTCAGCTGCTCGCGGACAAAAAGCTGGTTATTAGCCTGCTCAAGCTGGGCTATGCGCTGCTCAAGCTGCGCCTTTTCGAGTGCCGCAAATTTTGCGTCGATATTGGCGTTGATGGCATCCATGCCGCGCTGCACGGCGCAGCAGCACTCGGCCATCTGGCTCTGTATGCCGTTCGCGGACTGCATCACGGCCATATTCGTGCCGTTCTGCGCGAGGGCCATTTCCTTGCCCAACTGGCCGATATTGCCCTGCATATCGTAGCCAAGGCTGCATATGCCGTTGCCGATGTTGGTCAGGCGGTCATTAAGCTGGCCAAAATGCTGGCCGAAAAGGATTTCCTGCTGCGTCGCTGCGGTCGCGTACTGGCCGTAGTCACCGTTGCCGCGATTGCCCCAGCCGCCAAAGCCGTTGCCCATCATGGCAAAAAGTATAATCAACGCAAAAATCCAAAAACCTCCGCCCATGCTGCCGCCAAGGCCGTCGTTTTTGTCCGTTACGGCGGCGATATCCGCCAAAGAGGGTACATTATCCATTGTCTTTTCTCCTTCATATTTTTTTGGTATATAAATCGCGCGTGATTTATCGGATTTGGGACAAGATGCTTTCAGGGTCTATGCCTTTTTGCTGGCACACGCTGTAAAACATCTGCCGGGGGTCACGCCCGCCGAGCATCCGCATTACCTGCTGCATTTGCGCGGGCATTCCCATCATGCTTTTCGCCTGGGCGATTAGCTGTGGGGATATTTGCGGGGTCTGCTGGCCTCCAGCCTTCATTGCTTGCAGTATGGGATTCGTCATTTAATTTATCCTCCAATTTTGATATTCTCGCCGCAAGGTCATTTATGTCCACGGGCGGTGCAGGCTGATACGGTGTGATGGTGTACGGGGTTAGTGTAGGATACCCCGCGCTGTCGGTACACTTGTGCCAGACTATGGGCGCGGTGGTATCCAGCAGCAGGATGCTGCTATTGGGCGCAAGGCTGTACGCCTTCGCTCCGCCCTCGCCATTGACTTGGGCAATTTCGGTGCGCTGCTGGTACTGCTGGGGCTGCTGATAGCCGCCAAAAAAGGGGTTGGGATTCCACATTTTTTTCGCCTCCTTATGCCTTGATTTTCGCATAAAAAAAGCCCCGCGATCAGGGCGCGGGGAGGGAATTTATAGGGCATTTAATGGGCAAAAATATTTTTTCAAAAAATCTGCAAAAACCCCTTGACGTAGGTATATACCTATGGTATAATAAAGCCACGATAAAGCAAGGGCAACAAGCCCGAAGGGAGTTAAAAATTATGAAGTACGATGTAACATTTTCCTGCGGACACTCTGCAACGATAGAGCTGTTTGGATCCAGCAAAGAGCGCGAGCGCAAAATCAGCTGGTATGAGACGCACGGCGAATGCCCCGAATGCTACAAGGCTCGCAAGCAGGCAGAGCGCGAGGCGATTGACGCGCGGGCGGCGCAGGAAAGCAAGGAAAAGCAGTGGCCCGAGCTGAACGGAACCCCGAAGCAGGTCGCATGGGCAAACGCAATCCGCAAAGAAAAAATAGACGATATAATAACTCTTGGCCCCAACGAGGATGCAATGCGCTGCATCGCATGGATTATACAGACCTATACCACGGCAAAATTTTGGATAGATAATCGTGACAGGTCATTGCGCGGCGAGTGGGGCCGCGAGGTAATCAACACTTATAATGCAACAAAATAAAAAAGAAAAGGAGAACGCCATGAAATACGAAATGGAATATGCCTGTGGGCATACCACTACGGTGGATTGCACGATGGACGACCGCGACCACATGCGCGAATTGATAGGCCGCACATTCTGCCCCGATTGCTGGGGTAGGATGTGCGCAAGCGGAGATTTTGTGCCGGTGCGCATGAGCTGCGCAGAGCGCGACGCTGATTACTGGTCATGCAGAGCCAAGCCCGATAGCTATGACAGCGAGACCGATACCATAGTAGTCAATGTACATAATGATTTGCTACGGGAAAAAGCCGAAATAGCCGCGTTAAAGGTATCGAGCGCGGCTATAGAGGGCATGAGCGAGGTGCGTGCGGCAGGGAAAGCATGGGACGACTACAAGGCCGCAATCAGGCATTGGCTATTTGTAGACCATTGCGAGTGTGAAAAGCCGAAAGAGCCTACCGTGAAAATGGCAGAGATAGAATCTAAATATCCCCGAGCAGCTGCATTTTTTACTGCGGAAGAATTTACGCGGGGTGTCGATATAGATAAATGCGCCGCAGGACGCAGGGCGATGGAAAAGATTTTGCGCAGCGAGGACTATGCCGAGGCTATCAGGGACATGGCAGCAGAGTGGGAGCCCTGGCCATCGTACAGCAAGCTTGTGGAGTGGATGAAAAAATGAAAAAAAAATTTGAGCGGCAAGCCCGCTACGACAAAAAAAGCACCAAGGGCATATACCTTAAGCTTAACATCGGCACAGATGGCGACATCCTCGCCCGTCTTGCCGATGTGCCCAGCACGCAAGGATATATCAAGGGCCTGATACGCGCCGACATAAAAAATCAAAAAATCTGCAAAAACCCCTTGACGTAGGTATATACCTATGGTAAAATAAAGCCACGATAAAGCAAGGGGGCAAAGCCCCGAAGGGAGTTAAAAAAATGAAGGTTTACAAAGCGATTGAAAGCACCGAGACCCGCGAGCAGTATGGCGAAGATTTTATCCCCATGTGGCGGGTAGCGGAAAAAGACTTCCCCCGCAGCGAAGTCCGCACGGCTACGGCAGATGAGCTTATAGCGGCCATAGACGACGATGCCGAGTGGGAGCCGAATCTTGTCGAGGCGCTGTGCTATGAGCTGAATATAGACTTTGACAGCTACGAGGATTGCGAATCCGCCTATGACGCGGCAGTAGCCAAGCACGCTGCCGAGACGCTGAACCGCTAAGGCGCAGAGGACAAGGGGCGGCAATACCGCCCTAAAGGAGAGAAAAAATGGAAGCAAGGATGCCGAGAACCAAGGCCGCGCTGATGGCCTTGGCCGAAAAGTACCACATGGAATTTTTACGCCACTACATCACGGACGAGGGCTACGGGGTGTACTGCGTATCGGACGAGCGGATACCGGAGCTGGACGCGCTGGCGGACGACCGTCAATGGGGCGACGCCTGGACATTCGATTGGCTCAACTGGACAAGCCCGCCCTATATGTACCGGATATTTTGTCCCAAAAGCTGGATAAATCTTTGGGGCTGGGTGAAATAACCGGAGAAAGAAAAAAGATGCACGGCGGTGCATCTTTTTTTCTTCGCAAAAACGAAAAATTAAATATTTCAATCCTCATCCGTTGCCGGATGGCACTATTAAAATACCACAGCATCAGGCATATGTCAAGCCCCCAAAAAAATAAAAAAGCCCCTATCAGGGGGCATATTTTATAAGAGTTTTCTCCGCCGCCTTGTATCGGCGGCGGATCTGGTCATACTCCAGCGGTGCATCGGTGTACCGCGCCTGATACTCCGCCGTCAAGCGGTCATACGGCACGCCGTCAAGCAAATGCCGCGCCACAAGCCAGCGGTCGCGCTCACAGAAAATCCGCTGATAGATTATCCCTTCCCACTCCGCGCGGGAGAGGGTCTGCAAAATGTTTTTGTCCACCACACAGGCCGGCTTCTCATCGGCCTATCACCTCCGGCCTTTTTAGTGTCGCAGAGGGGCGGCGGCAAATTTATTTCTTATCGCGGGCTATGGCATCATACGCGCCATTGGCGGCAAGGGACACAACCACGGCATTTATCACGCACAGCGCACCCGCCTCAAGGGTCAGGCCGCCGGTGAAAAAGGTCGCGGCCACAAGCACCACAAGCGCGATTACATAGCTGGTCAGGCGCGTGGGTATTTTGTCGATAAAGCCCACGCCCTTGATAAGCTGGGTTACAAGGCTGGTAGCAAGGGTCGCCCCCGCATAAGTCAAAAGCACCGCCCAAGTAAAAAATTCATTAGTCATTGTTATTTTATCTCCTTTCGATTATGTGTTGCAAAAGTTCTGCACGGGCGTTTTTCAGCCCGTCAATTCCGTTACCGTCTATCTCGTGATTTATCAGTGCCACAAAGCCGGTTATAATAGCTTGGTTTGTGGCTTCCTGCTGCTCAAATTTTGTGTTGATTTCCTCAAACCGCTTCAAATCGCTTGAATCATGCTCAAGCACCTTCTCCAGCTTCTCCCGCATAGATAATGCGGGGGCTATGATTTCCCTTACCGCCTTTATGCCCTGCGCGATAAGGACAATCGCCCCCAGTATTGATGCACACCATCCCCACCATTCCACGGGCTATACCTCCGTATGCGCTGTTGCAAAGGCCTTTACAGCCGTCATTGTAGCCTTGCCACAGATTCCATCTGCCTTGCCGCAATCGTAGCCACAGGCGTTCAATGCGGCCTGCATAGCCTTGACGTTTTCGCCGCGCATCATGGGCGATGTCAGCCTAAAGACGGTTGGGGCGGTATCCTCGGCAAGCGCGGGGTGTCTGCCCTGGTGCGTCCAGCCGCCGAAGGACAGGTGGCGCATCACTACGCCGGCGTCACGGCCTTGTGCCTCTATCACCATGCCGTTGCCGACGTATACTCCCACGTGCCCCATTTTGCCCTTGGCGAAGCTGTACCTAAATACAAGGTCGCCAGGCTGCATCTGCCACGCGGCAAGCTTGCCCTTTTGGGTACATTGTCTGTACAGCCCTGCGGCACTTGTATCACCGTCAATCAGCCCTTTTATGTCGCGCAGCCAATGTATGATAAGGCCGCTGCAATCGAAGGCGTACAGCGGCGTTTTGGTGGCTTTTTTGATGTATGCAAGCGCGCGTTCGGTCTCGCGGCGCGAAGTCTCCTTGCGCCGTACCCATTTTTCAAGGTCGGCGCGGTTATCTACCCTTTCGCCTTGTGCGCCCCACACATAAGCGTCCCCGACGTGGCTTTCGAGGTAAGCCAAAAATCCCTTCACCTTTTCGCCCATACACGCACCCCCAAGACCAGCGCGGCAAGAATCATTATATAGCCTATATACACGGGGGCGGATCCGGTCTGCGGCAAGTCGGGTGTGCGCACTACCACGCCATCAGCACCCCATCCCGCCGTGGCCTCGGCTTTGATGTGCTGCCCGAGATTTGCCACAAGCGCAGCATCGTCCATGTATATCCTGCCCGCGTAGATATCATCCAAAGTCATGCTCAGCGCGTTCAGCTCGCGGGTCAGGTCGGCAAGGCCGCCCGCTATGGACACATCTACCGCCACGCCATTGCGGCGGGTGAAGGTCAAGCTGCCTATGGTCACGGTATCCCCGCTTATGGTCACGGGCTTGCCGTCATAGGTCAGCTCCGCCAATGGGGTGGTATACTCGTATACCGCCCGCACGGCGGGGTATGCGCCTGTGACTATCGCGGCGACTACATCGCCGTCAAGATACAGCACGTCCATATCCGTAAGATTGATAGTGCCCTGCACGGGATTGCCTTCGGCATCTGCAAATTTTGCCGTAAAGTATACCACCGTGCCGACTGTAGCAGCCTTGCCCGGTGCAGGGGTATAGGCCGCGCCGCTTGTGGTCGCCACCTTGTCCAGCTTAGTGACGGTCACGGTGTAGGTCGGGGGCGGATTGTCCGCGCGTCCCCAGCCCATAGCCAGTGCGCCCGTGCATATGCACAGCAGCACAACGGCAAGCACCATTGCAAAGTATTTTTTCATTATTTTTTAGCCCTCCTTCGGCTTTATAATCTCTTTGACAGTCTCTAAAAATGCCGCCAGCTTTGATACGCTCGGCAGCCCCGTCATACCATCTACTGCCTCACGGATGCGGTCAAGCTTGGCTTGCAGCTCGTCCCGCTCCATGCGGTCAGCCTTTATCTTGCGGTTGTAGGCAAGGATTTTTTCACGCAGCTCGTTCGTCATTCCGTCGCCCCCGATAGGAGTAGGTCAAGGGCCTCCTCGACCGTTACCAGACGCTCTTTGCTTGCGTCCATTTCTGTTTGTAACGCCACGGCCTGTGCGGCGGCGTACTCGCGCAGTTTAAGTGCATGGTAGTCTTTGGTCATTCATAGTCTCCTTTCCTGCCACTATCGTGGCGAATTAGGCCAATTTTGTGATTTTGCAGGCCACCGCGACCCCGACGCTACGGTTAGTAAGGTTACTACCGCCCGCGCCCGAAGTGCTCACGTCGCGTGCATAAAAAGCATTGTTCCAGAACGGGGAGCGCAGCCACCACCTCTGCGCGGTGTTGTTATAATATTTTATACGGTCAGTAGCTTCTGCGCCCACGTACAAATCCCATACAGTACTGCCATCCTGCACACCGCCGTATTCGCCAAAGGCTTCTATCTCACTGGCCAGTGCAAATTTAGCCGTCACTGTGTACGGGGTACCCTTCTGCGCAACCCCGCCCAAAAATGCAGGGCATTCATATTTATCATTCGCGTTACATTCCCATACTGTATCCTGTATGCACGCCAAAAAGTCCGCATCAAGGCCAGCCTTAAAGCCCGCCTTAGTCGGCACGTAAGGCCGCGAAAATTTGGTCAGGCGGGGCATGGGTGTATTGGCAGGGCTGTTGCTGTTAAGCCATTGTAAGATACCGGATTCCCCAAAATTGTTGCTACCGTAATTCACGCGGTCGTGATGGTTAAGATTGCCTGTGCCAGTCTGGCCGAGGTTGGTCGCGCCGTCAATCACGTCTGTGCTTACCGTGCCGGATTCAATTTGCGCGGTCGCCGACTGAGATGCATATGTCTGATACTCACTGTCGGTCGCCCTTAGCTGCCCGCCTGCCGGTATGGCTTGGGTTAGGGTAAAGTAGCATTGCACGCTATTCCACTTAAACGTATAGCTTCCCGCCGCAAGGCCGTCCTCGCAATACATTAACGCCTGTGGCAGCTCGAATTGCATATTATCTGGCAGCACATCATGCGTACACAAGGTTACGACTTTAGCCGTGCTGTCGTAGTCTACCACGTCCCATGACAAGGTATCATTGCCACGCTGGCAGGTGATTTGCTGACCTACAAGGTCGGTCAAGTCCATATCTGCATTCAGCGCCGCCTGTATATCGGGGGCAGTCTTGATGGTGCGGAAGTCGTTATACAGCAGGGTTACAGCAGCATTCGCGTTATTGATAACACCTTTAACGGTGGTCGGCTTAAAATGCGCGGCGAGATTGTCTGTCACCTCGACATAATACGCAAAGCCGTCCGCCACGCGGAAGCTTACGGGCTGGCCGTTGTACTCTGCTGTGCCATACACGGGGCCATCTGCGTCACCTGCCCGCACGGTCACGGTCTGGCCTGTCACTGTCACGCCGTCCTGCGTGCTGACAGTCACGGTCAGAGTATAATCAGGGTTCACCGCCTTCCACTCCGTGGGCTTGCCGTCCTGCACGGCCTTGACCTTGATTATCTGGCCGGGAGTGGTGGCGGTCAGGCCGAGGGATATAGCTGTATCAGCCTTGGCAAGGCTTGTCTGCACATCGTCCGCAAGGTCGGATTTGGGTATGCCGGAGGCGGGTTTGGTGTACGCCCCGATATTTGTTCTGGCCTGCGCCTGTTGTTCTACTGTTAGGGTTTGCGGGGTGTAAGTCACGGCATCGGCGGCACCGCCGCTCGCTGCCGCCTCGTTTATCGCCGCCACAAGACTGCTCTTGTCCTCGGTGGTCAGGTCGGCAAGATTGCCCATGTCTGCCCGTAGCTGCTCCTCCGCCGTGGGCGGAATTGCAGGGAAGGGATTGCCCTCCGTGCCGCCTGTCGGGGCTACGCTGATATGCGCAACGTTTGTGGTAATGCGCGGTATCACTTCCCCGTCCCGTGCGGAGTTGCCCACAAGCCATACGCACCAGTCGCCCGCTGTAAGGTTAAGCTGCTGCTTGGCGGTTATCTCCCCGTCTGTCACGGTTATCTCGTGTACCGTGCAGCCCTGCCCAAACATGGCCTTAATCTCGCGCCCCGTCCAGTCCTCGGTTTCGCATACCACCTTTGCGGTAAGGTATTGCACGGATTCAGCGGCAAGGGGGAGATATTCAGCGGTCAAAGATTGGTGGTTGGCGGTTAGGGTAATATTGTAGGTCATGTGTCCTCCTTTTATCCGTTGGCCAGCTTGGTGCGCGTGCCCGTGCCGACCTGATACCACAGAGCATTATTATATTGTGCCCATAGCTGTATATCCTTCGTTTTGTCATTTGGGGCAAAGGCGTTTTTTAGCTTCGCCGTCCGCAGCGACGTTATACTTATGCTGATATTCGCGCTTCCGTCAAAGTTTGCTGTCCCTTCCACATCGCCCGTCAGTCGGATTTGTCGGGCAGTACTAAGCTTATTCGCGCTGCCTGCGGTGCTTGCCGTCCCTGCGGTGATTGCCTTTATTGGTCGGCCTACCACATATTCAACGACATACGTTCCGTTGTCCTCTAAGATTCTTACGCGGTCGCCCGCGTTAAAGACTACGCCGCTGTTGACCTTGTAATGCTTTTGTGATTCGCTGCCGTCGTCAAATGCCAGCGTTACCCCATCATCATGCACAGCCTTTATGGTCGCAAAATTCATCCCGTAATCCTCCTTGCTTTGTGCTTCATCTTCCCGCCCGCACGGAGTTCCATATTCCATGCAGTTTCTTGATAGATTTCGTTTATCCCCAGCACCTCATGCTCTACCTGATACACGTCCTTATACCCGTGCATCGGCATAAGCCCCGTGGCAAAGTCTATGCCGTGCAAGTCCGCCTCGGCTTCGATGGCACGGCGGCGCACATACGCATCAAGCTCCGCCTGTGTGCTTATGTCACGCAGCTCGATTACTTCCGTCACCACTTGCCTGTTTTTGGTGCTTAGTGGCGATTGCGGGTCGGCGTTTTCATACACCGCGCGCATAGGCGCGACTTCGGGGGACGATACATAGGCGATAAATCTATTGGGTGTGTCAAAGTAATCTACAGCTTCCTTGGCCTCGCCCATTATCACGCTGTCCTGCTTGGTGCTGTATTTGTACGCAATATCGCCCAGTTCAATGTCTCTTTGCTTGCGTGCGATAAAGATTCCGTTTGCGTCGGGGTGTATGGGCGTATAATTTATTGCCGCTAAAAGCTCGTTGATTATGTCCAGCCGATAGGCTCCAGGGGCGTACTCGACCGCCTCGGCAATAGTGTCCTCTGCGCCTTCGATGTTTGCGCGGGTTATGCCCGCACCGTACAGCACATTAAGCACTATATCCGTATAGCGCGTCCCTGCCGGATAGTATAGCCGCGTGGATATGCCATCCGTCTTTAGCAGTTGGTTAAGGTCATATGCCTCCACCGTGCGCGATACCGTTTTAGCTTTCGCCATGCGTTCCGGTGACGACAGCACAAAGACACCCAGCGGCCACTCTGCCCACGTATCACCCATGCGCAGCCCAAAGACGGGGCGGACGCGCGCGCTGAGATAGTCTATTTCTTCGTCGCGCATTTCAAAAGCGGCAGTACGCATTATCGCACTGCCGCTGTCAAAAGTTATAGTTCCGCTGGACACTGTTGTTATGTCGCGCTTATACTGCAAGTCTCGCCCCAGCAATTCATAGCGCACGCGGATTTGCCGCGTGGGTGCTACAAGTGCCGCCTGTATCTCTACATCCGTATATCCTGCCCGTGCAAACTGCATCATACCACCTCGCTATGTTCGACTTCGTTGATGACAAACGACAGATTATATATCATGCCGTAGTAGTCCGCGGGCTGGTCGGACGGGCTTATGCACACGCCGTACATTTTCATCCGCGCATTACGGTACAGCACCGTTTTGCGCTGCCGTATCACCCGTTCAAGCGCCTTGTATGCGTCCTTGTCATTTGTGGCAAAGGATACCGTCACAGACCTCTGGGCAAGCTGCCCAAATTCCGCCACGGGCTTTTCGCGCCCGGCATATTCCATCATGCTAACGTCATAATCGGTATAATACTTGTCCTGCACGTTATAGCGCACTTCAAACGGATGCGAGGGGTCGTCCACGGGCGTAAGCCATCCCGTCGTCAGTTCAAACGTCGTACGCTGCTGCGCGCCCTTGCTTTCGCCGCTGTCACTTACGGCTATAACCTTATATCGCACTTCGCCGTCCATCACAGACCAGTCTTTATACTTTTTTGTTGTGGTACTGCCGATGCGGATAAAATCCGTGTCGCCGGGGGCAAAGCGGTATATATCGTACCGCAGTATCCCTGTCTGATTGTGGCTTATTATTATCTCAATGCCATCTTTTTTTTTTGAAAGAAAGAAGGACGGCGTGGTCGGAATTATGTAATTTGCCGTTATGGTATCCTCTGCCCACGCGCTGTAGTGCGCCGCTTCGTCTCGCGCAGATACGCGCACGGTATACTGCTGACCGTTTTCAAGCGCGACAGGGATATCATAAAACTGGTCGCTGCTCTCGGCGGTAATGTCCACTATGTAGGTCGCGCCCTTTAGGATTTGCACCTTGTATGCGCTTTGCGTAAATGCCGCCGTCCATATTAAGCGCGGTTTTGCCGATGTGAAAACGCTTGTCACTATACTCGGAGCCGTCGGTGCCGTACCGTAGTATGCATATGCTTGGTCGCTGTAATCGCTGGGCGCGTCGTCTGTGTCTATGGTCTGCACGCGCCAGTAAAAATTACCGCTGGGGATTTTGGCAATCGGTACATCGGCATATTGGTTGGTGCTTGTCGCGGTGATTGTCTCCCACGTCAGGCCGTCACCCGATATTTGCAGGTTGTAGCCCTTTTGCGGCAGATTGCTCTGCGGGCTGGGGTTATGCGCCCAGTTGAAGCGCACCACGCCGCCGCTTGGCGCGACCGTCTCGCCCAGTATCGGGCTTTTTATAGTCGGGATTTGCGGGCAATCGGCAACTATTGTCTCAATGTAGCTGCGGTTTGACAGTTCATAATCGGTAAAGTTCGCCCAAAAATGCGAATAGAAATCATAAGCATAGTACTCTACCGTGCCGTCTCTATATTTATACGCCACTTTGCCGGGGACACGATTTTCTATCGGATTATTTTCTGGCGTATATGCCGACATCTGGGCAAGATATATGCTGCCGTCGCTTGGCAAATCTTCACCCTGTGGTAGTTCGAGCGTTATCCAGTCCCCGTTCGCTATCTCGCTCGGCATGGCGTTATACTCTTTTGCTACGCTCGCGTAGCCAGCAACGTACCGCATGTAAGCAAAGCCTCTCGCCGGTATCGCTGGCGTGGGATTAACCTCGACCTCCGACGGGAACGTATTTATTGATTGCGTTGTGTATCCATCCGGTGGCGTTACAGATCGGGTAAATCTATTGCCATACTTTTCATTGGATGTACCCAGGTGCAGCTTTACGGCGTGGGATATTACCTTCTTCCCCGCGGTTACAATCAGTCCGCTATAATCAAGCCTTGTTATCCCCTTTACATACTTCTGGCATTGTTCGGCAGAGCCGTCTACCCGGATTATGTTGTCTAACCCTGTGCCGCCTGTAAAATATGTCTTTATGGTTGTTTTTGCCATTACTTTGCCCTTTCTGCCTGCCTCGCGCGTTTGAATGTTGCCGTCATTGCCGCCACGGTTTCCATGTCGCGCGATTGCACGGTCAAATAATAATTATTCGTGCCGCCCATGCTGCGGCTGTCCTCTGCGCTGTATACCCTGCTCCCCTGTGGCAAGGATACCAGCTCCGGCCCGCGTTCGCCGACCCATGTCAACCCGCCGGGCCAGTAGTCCGTGCCGTCCGCGTTGCGGCCTATGTTTTTGCCAAGACCGCCGCTCCACGCGCGGGCGCTCGCCCCCTCGTCGCTAAAAACCTTGGCTATGTTTTCGCCGTAGCGCGTAAGGTTGCTGTCGTCAAAGCCCTTGCCGCTGATAAGGTTAAACAGCTGCTTAAAAAGCTCTATCACTATGGCGATGGTGTTAGCTACTATGGTCAGCGCGTCGGCCAGCACGCCCAGCGCAAGCGCAAGCGTTTGCAGCACAGGCACGCCATCCTCCGCCGTACCGAAAAGCACATCAAAAAGCGGTTCAAGCGCGGATACCACGTCAAGCAGCGCGCCGAAAACCTCCAAAATGCCTGAGCCCTCGGCGGCTTCTTGCAGCCGCACGAAAAGGTCAGTCCCTTTTTGCGTCAGATTCTCGACCGATGGCGCCATACCCTTGGCGATGGTATTTTTTAGTCCTTCGCCCGCTGCGTCGAAGTTATTGACAGCTAAGGTCACATCATTCAGCGCGGCGAGCGTTTCCTCGTCCATTACCACGCCAAATTCGTGCGCCATTTTCTTGGCTTCTTCCAATCCTGCCGCGCCCTTGTCCAGCAGGGGTATTATCTTTTCGCCCGTGCTGCCCAGCAGCTTGCTTGCTATGGCGTTGCGCTCTGTTTCGTCCTTCATCCGGCTTAACTTCGTTATAACTTCGTCAAACAATTCGGATTGAGACTTAAAAGTGCCTTGGCTATCCTTGACCTTTATGCCCAGTTGGGCAAAGAGTTCAGCGGCCTCGCCGCTTCCGGTTGCCGCATCCTGCGCCTTTTCGGCCAGCATGGATATATCGCCCTGCGCTGCTTCCGCGCTGCTGCCCACGGTCTTTAGTACATAATCCCATTCTTGGTAGGCTTCTGTGGTCATGCCCATTGTGCGGGACAGATTTGTGACTTCGGTGGCGTGCTTGCTTTGCTCAAGGGTCAAGTCCACAAGCGCTTTTTCGACTTCTACAACCGCCGCGGCTAAGGCAGCAAATGTGCCTATCGTCACAAGCGTCTGCGTGTCGATTTTAAGCATCCCGTTAAGGGTGTTGGTCATTTCTTTCGGTAAGCTTATCCCAAATTTCCCGCCGACGTCATTCAGCGCGTCGCCAAGGTCTTGGGTGTTTTCTTCCGCTTCGCTTTCTTTTTGCCCAAAGTTTTCTACGGCATCCTTGCTTTCTTCAAGCGCGCGTTTTTGTTTCAGCAGGGCGGCTTCGGTATCTTTTACTGCTTTGGCCATGCGCATGGTGCGGGCATCATTTTCGCCGTATGCTTCCGTCAGTTTTTTTAATCGTTCCTGTTGCAGCTCCTGCTTCTTCGTCAATTCACCGACAATTTTATTAAGATTTTTGTTTGTTGCGGTTAATGCCTCGAGGCTATCCTCATTGCCCTTGAATTGTTCCTGTAGCCTTTTGCTTTCAGCGTTAAGTATATTCAGGCTGCCGTTTATGTTGCCAAGCGCTTGCCTATATTCTTTTTCGCCTTCCGCGACAAATCGTGTTCTAATATTCGGCATCGCTTTATACTCCTAAGTATTCCGCAAGGCTTACGGGCTTCTCAGCCTCTTTCGCCTTGCCTATCTCTTTATACGCTGTTAATATTTTTTCTATGCGGTATGGCGTTGCAGTTGCCCAAAAATCACGCTCGGGCAGCCGTAACGCCATCACCCACACAGCAAGATACCATGCAAAATTCAGCGGTTTGCCGCTGTCTCCGTTTTTTTTTCTGCGTCCTCGCCGCCCGCGCTTTTCAACGCTTCGGTCACAAGGGGCAGTACAACGCCGCTTATATAGCCCAGTTCACTTATGGGGATTTCGCGGCCTACCTCGCGCACGGTCAAGTCGCCGTCCGTAGCGTCATTTATCATCGCTGTCAAAAATGTCAGCGTCGCCCGTATGGTGCTGCCCTTAAACGCACGGGATATGTCGCCGCCGTAGGCTTCCTGCACGTCCGCCAAGACATTCATATTGCAGCACAACTTTATTTTTTCTCCGTGCCACTCAAACGGCGCGGTTTTAAGCCTAATATCGTCCATGCGGCCTCCTTACGCGCTCGCGCCAAAGCAAGCATTTATCCACGCTATGGCATTGGCGGCATCGTCAAGCACGGCCACCTCCATTATGTCTTGTGTGTCCGCGTCGCTCGGCAAAAATTCGCCCGTTGTTGTCGGGGTCTGAAATTGGATGTTTTCGCCCTTGGTCTGCAAATTCATCGCAGGCTGGCCGAAAAGCACCTTATGCACAAAGCAAGCCGTTACCTTGTTCGAGCCGTCCCGCATATCGGGCGCATAAAAGCCAAGGCCGACATACTTAGGTGTATCCTTCGCCGTGGTCAAAAGGCTTTTGGTTGCCGCGGTAGATATGGTGCGGGATTTTTCGGTTACGCCAAACATTAGCTTCTGGGCATCGTCGGGTATATACTTCACGCCCGCGGATATCGTGCCGCCCGTTACTTGTTTCATATATTCAGCGAGTTTGCCTTCTGCATATAATCTGCCCTCGGCAGATGTAAGATTAAGCTGCACAGTCATAGCGTCGCCCATGCTTGTGAGGGTGTCGTATGTCACCGTGCCGCTTGCGTTTTTGTACTCGGCCACTTTCAGGCCGCGCAAGTCAAAAGTAGGCATTTAATTTAGTCCTTTCTCCTTCAGGTATTGTTCTGTTTTCTTCTCCATCAATTCTTCATACTCTTTGCGGGCTTGTTCTTCCGCTTCCGTCCAAAAATGTGTGCCGCGGTAATTTGACCGCCCGTAGTTCAGGACATATGCGATATAGCTGTTTGCAGTGCCCTTCAAGTTTCTTTCTCTTTTTCCAGTAGCTTTGACCTCGCTGTATTTTTGCCCGTCCTTGTCTTTGCCTTTTGTGATTTTGATAGACCTTAGTAGTTCGCCCGTTTCGCCCGTTCTGACGTGATGGTGCCGCGTTATGCTTTCCTCGATTTTTTTCTTTGTGATTTTACCGCCATCCACAAGCAAATCGTCCACAAAGTCCGCTATGCCGTCCTCGGTCGCATGCAAGGCGTTTTGTATGGCGTCTATGCCGTCCACATACATCTTAGCCATATATACCGCCCACACTTGTCGCCGTCATGGGGATGTGATATAGCCCCGTATCCGGCTCGTAGTCCTCGGCATTTACGGTGCAAGTCCATCCCGCCGCCTGCAAAAGTCGCTTGATTTCAAGCAGTTTCGCCTCAAACGGCACGGTCTTGGTGTAGTAGTCTACCGCGTACAGCACAGACGTTTCAGCTTCGACTCCCTCGGCGTACAGCGTTGTCGATTGGGTGATAAGCTGATAGGTTACGTACTCGGCTGCGTCGCCCATGTAGGGCGGGTGGCATACGGTGTATTTGTCTTGCAATATTTCCGCAATCGTCATGCCGTCACCACCCTTTGTACTTTGATTTCCAAAAATTCGCAGCGGTCGTTGACGTTGTTGATGCTTATCACCTCATACGGATCCGTGTCTCTTTCCCGCCATATGCGGCTTTTGACCGTCACCAACGGCGAATAGCGCATGGTTATCGTTGCGGGTTCGCGCAAATGCAGCTCAGCGGCCTGATATATCTCCGCGCCGTGCGCGTTAACCCACTTGCACCACACAGGCCGCGTAAATGCGTTCACAAATTCTTCGCGGCTAAAGCCGTCCCTTATGGTATATACGGGGTTTTTTATGGTGATTTTTGTTCGCATCTCGCCTGCGTTTGCGCGTGCCGCCATCAAAACCACCAGCCTTTGTATTGCCGCAGCATGGCCTGTGCCGCCATGTCAACTTCGCTTGTGTTTGCGGTTGTGACGGCTTCGCGGTTGGCGTACCAATGCCCAATCAGCAGCAGCATTGCCTGCCGTACCATAAATGGCACATACCCGCCCGCCGTGTATGCGATAGTCGCATTGGGTTCATTTACTGTCACCGTTCCGCGCCGCAAGTCCGCCGTATACTCCACGGCCTTGCCGTCTACCGTCACGCTGTCAATACTTTTTACTGGGCAACGCGGCAGTTCGGTTGTTCCTGCCGCGTCCGTCAATGCGGTTATTTTCTGCGGCGCAAACGCGCGGCCCGTATAGTTTTCGCAGTATTCCCGCGCCGCAGCGATAAGCGGCAAAATTATCAGCATATCCTCGCTGTTATCGTCGGGGTTAATGCGTAGATGCATCTTTGCCGCATCGAGCGTTACAGCCTCGTTCATTATTGTTTGCGTCAAAATTTGTGCCGCCATATCTAACCTCCGTTCTTGCGCGGGGCAAAACGCCCCGCGTGTTTATCTTATGAGCCCTTAATTTTAAGGCGGGCAAACGCTTCGCCTACCACGGGCGCGCCGTCGCCAAAGTACTCGACCAGATATCCAATTGAGTTATTAGGCGCATACAGCTCGTTGAGCACCTGTATGTACAGGCCGTCGCCGTCGCAAATCATATAACCCGTCCTAAAGTCACCGTATACCGCGGCGTACTTGCCCGCCGTGTAGGTATTGGGCGCATATTCGCTCATGTACACGGGTGCTCCGAGCAGCCTGTCGGGCTGTCCCATCTGTACGGACGGCTGCCATATATACTGGCCGTCGCTGCCCTTGAGTTTGGCCAGCGTCTTGCACAGGTCGCGGTGCATCACCCAGGACGCATTGCGCGTATACTGCCCCTTAACCGCGTACTTGGTTTCGATCATATCGTCTGCGGTTATTGCAGCCGCGGCGCTTGTAATGTCGCGGGCTTCGGGTACTCCGTTCGCGCTTGCAACAAAAACGCCGAGCGGGCCGTTGGTGCCCGCGCCGTTCATGTAGGCGTTCTCCTGCGCGGCCTCGACTTTGTAGAGTATCCTGTCAAGCACCGTCTGGTCGGGCGAGGGCGCGTGCCGCATAAGGGTTCGGGATATCTTTATCAGCTTCGCAAGGCGCTGGGGTTTGAACTCCCTGCGGCCAAACGAAATAGTTGCTTCTTCGGGCGCTGCTGCAATTTCGGTTGTCCACTCTATGTCGGACGCATCGGCGGTAAGCGTCGGGTAACCAAGGCTCTGCGCATTGCCGATGGGGCCGACAACATCACAGATCTGGCGCATAAACATATCATCTTTTAATCCGGCTATCAGCCTGTTCACAAACTCAACGGGGGCAGTCAGATAACCCGCGTTTGCATTTGTGCCAAGGGTCTGCGTGGTGTTTCGATACGCGGTTATGTCGCCCTGGTCGCCCCGCAAGGCGCGGCCAAACATTTCGCCCACTTTGTTCTTTGCATTATCCTGCTGCTTTTCGACGATTTCTCCGGCAGCACGCTCGCGCTCAAGCTGCTTCTGTTCGCGGGTTATGCTTGCGTTAAGCTTGTCAAACTCTTTTTCAAGCCTGTCATACGTTGCCTTGTCGTCCGCGTTCATTTCTTCCGCGTCATTGCGGTTCATTACCTCGCGCAGCTGGGCGGTTATCTTCGTCCTTTCCTGCATCATCTCATAAATTTCTTTTGCCATTTCATACCTCCAAAATTTTTAATCTCATGGCCTTAAATCTTTCGCGCTGTTCCGCCAGCGCTGCGTTTGTTGTATCTGTTGTGGGCTGGATTTCTCCCCCATTATCAGGCTCATTTATATCGGGCGCGTGCTTATAGCGGGCAAAATACTTGCCCGCGTTTGCGCACGCCGCTATTTTTTTATTCTCAATCAGCTCATCCGCAAAGCCCGCTTCCTTCGCTTCCTTGCCGCTCATCCACGTCTCCGCGCTCATCATGGCCGCTATTTCGTCCTTGTCTTTGCCCGTGCGGGCGGCGTATATGTCCGCAATCTGCCCGTTAAGGCGCTCAAGCTCATCGGCGGTTTTCCGCAAATCCGCTGACCCGCCGCCTGTGTATGTCCATGCGTTGTGTATCATCAGCGTGGCGTTTTCGGGCATTTTTATGACATCGCCCGCCATTGCTATGACGGATGCGGCGGAGGCTGCAAGGCCGTCTACATGGACGGTCTTTTTCGCTTTATGCCGCTGCAAAATGTTGTAAATGCTAAATCCTGCAAAAATGTCGCCGCCGGGGCTGTTTATGTAGACATCAAGCGCGGATATATCCCCAAGCGCCGCAAGGTCTTTCTGGAGTTGCGCGGGGGTTACTTCGTCACCAAACCACGGCGTATCGCTTATTTCGCCATAAAAAAAAAGCTCTCCGGCATTGCCGTGGGCTTTGAACTCCCAGAATTTATGCACCTTTTGTATCTCCTTTCACCTGTGCGCTCTTTGGCGCGTTTAGTTTTGCATTTTCCAGCGGCAGCATATTGCCGTTGATAAAGTATATCTGCCCCAGCCCATCAGGCAGCGGGTTCATGTCCTCAAGCTCACGTATATCGTCCGCGCTCATTATGCCATTCTGTCGCATAGAGTTATAATAGCTCGTGCGTGACGCGGTATCGCCGCGCAGGAGGCCGTTTGTGTTAAATTTATAGTAATATTCGCGCTGCTCCGCCGCAGTTAGCAAATCGCGGTAAAGTGCTTGCTCTATTCGCACGGATAGCGGGTTTATGCAATCGCGCACAAATTCCGCGCTTTGCTGCTCGATGTTGCTGAATGTTGCCTTCTCCAAGTCCATGCACATATGTGGCGGCACGCCGAATATCCTGCATATTTCTGTCACAGCCCACTTGCGGCTGTCAAGCAGCTGTGTTTTCTGCATATCCCTGTCCCACGGTTGTGCCGTGGAGCCGTTCTCTAAAAACATCCATTTGCCCGCATTCTCCACGCCCGCATAGTTGGCCTTAAAGTCCTCCTTGAAGCGCTCGTATGCGCTGTCGGATAATTCGCCGGGGTATGTTATATACCCACCCGGTGACGTGCCGCTGAATCCGCGCTGTGCATACTTTGTCATGCTGTCGTTTAGGCCAAGCACCCCCGCCGCTATGTCCATCGGGTCTTCCGGCGTTCGGCTTGCAAATCTAAACCCCGGTATAAATACAAAATCGCCATCCCTCAGCGTTTCGGTTATGCCGTCCGCCGTGGCGTATATGTACTGCTCCCCGTTGCGGCTGTTGGTATAGACTTGCGAACAGTTTGCCGTGGGCAGATTTTTAAGCGCCGTTATTACTCCGCTGCGGTTGCGCACTATGCGCAGATATCCGCCGCGTGTCAGCAGTATGTTTGCCACAAGCATCTGTATCATTTCATACGCCGTCGTGGTCGGGTTTGGCAGTATATTTGTAATCTTGTATAACGGATGGTCTTTGGCCTTCTGCTTGCCGTCGTTACGGTCGCGGTACATATGCAGCGGCAGCGCCGCCATTGTCTTACTTATCAGGTCAACGCACCGGAAAACCGCCGCAACCTGTAATGCCGTATCCGCACTTATGGAGCACCCGTTGCCCATAAGGTAATCCTGCCATGCCGTATCGCTGGATACGGGCGGCAGTTTCTCTACACTCGCCGCACGTACCTCAATTATTTTGCCGAATAGCTTGATTTTTTTCATTCCCACCTCATATTACGCGCAAGCCGCGCTGTTCGTATACGCTTCGTTTGGGTTCCAGTTTGACCGCCGCCGCCATTGCGTCTATAAGTGCGCACATGGGGTCAATTCGCTCGATGCTCTTGTTTTTCATTGGCTTTATGTTCTCGTTGCCGTCCTGCGCTACCACAACGTTGCCAAATGTCCACCTCCCGCACGGGTTATGCTCGTGCGTTATCTCGCCGTCCAGCATCAGGCGCTCCAGTTCCTTCATGGCGGGGGGACTTCCCCGCCATTGTCTGGGGTATGGTTATAACCTTTTGCTGTGCTACTTCCTGCTGCATCAGCGGGCGCAGGGAATCAATTCGCCATTGGTCGGCGGCAATATACTTTACATTGTAGTCCAGCATCAGCTTATCAAGATAATTTGCTATGTATGCATAATCGACGCAGTTGCCGGGCGTTGCGTGCATATGCTCCGCTTTAACCCATCTGCCAAATGGTACATGGTCACGCTGTTCGCGCTCGCGCATATTGTCCTCCGGTATCCACGCATCCACAAAAAACCGCCATTCCGTCTGCTCCGGTAACGGCGGGAAAAGCACCGCCACGCCCGTAAGGTCGGTTGTGCTTGATAGGTCGATACCTACATAGCACTCGCGCCCCAGCATATCGGATTTGTGCCAGTCGCCCTCGGTATCGTCCCACAGCGTAATAGGCATCCACCCCGTGCGTTTCAGCGATATCCATTGATTCAGCCGCAGCCAGCGGAAAAGCTTCTCAGCCGCAGGGCTGTTCCGCGCCTTTAATGCCTCGCTGCGGACATTCTCTATTTTTATCGACACGCCAAGCGAGGGATTCGCCATGTACCAATTGGCCTCGTCATATATATCCGCCGTTTCAGGCACGGTATATATCTTGGCATAAAATGTTGGGTCTATAAGTTCGCCGCTTATAATTTTTGTGGCTATGTCGTGCTGCTCCCAGCCCACGCTCTTGCGGTCAGGGTCATCACCCGCCGTAGTGATGCACCATATAAGCTGTTCGTCTCGCGCCGCGCCCGTGCCGAAGGTCAGCACGTCCCACAAGTCGCGCTTTGGGTGCGCGTGCAACTCGTCGATTATTACCACGGACGGGTTAAGGCCGTGCTTAGTAGCCGCCTCCGCCGAAAGCACTTTGAAGCGCGTGTGCGTGCGAAGGTTCAACATTTCTTTCGTACTGTCCTTGATTTTTATAATCTTAGATAGCACCTTGCTCTGCTCCACCATACTCTTTGCCGCGTTAAAGGCTATGGACGCTTGATTGCGGTCGGCTGCGCCGCAGTATATTTCACCACCCGCCGCATCCATTACAAGATGGTAAAGGCTGAGCGCGGCTATAAGCTCGGTTTTGCCGTTCTTCTTGGCTATTTCCAAATAACCCGTTCGGTATTGGCGCTTCCCATCCTCGTTCACCGTGCCGTATACGGCGTTTATAACGTCAATTTCCCACGGCAGCAGCACAAAAGGTTTCCCGTAAAAATCACCCGTATGCTTTAACGCCTGCACAAATTCTATAACCGCAAGCGCTTTTTTTGTGTCAACCACCGTACTTGTTCAGGTAGGCCGCCATTGGGTCGCTTTCTGCTTCCTTCTTGGCGGCTGCAACTCCCATTCTTGCACGGCCTACCGGGGATAGGCATAACTGCTCCGCGTATTTCGCTATGTTCTGTCCCTCACGCCGCATTATAGTAATATACGGGTTTTCTGCGGGTCTGCCGTCCGCATTCATATAGACCAGTGGGCGGTTCTGGTATTCCTCTTGCGCCCTGCGGTATATTGCTACGCTTTCGCAGTACGCCATAAGGGTCGATATGTCCAAGTCGTTGATTATCTTCGCGTCAAGCTGGCGATACAGCTTGACTATGCGTTTCCACTCCTTTTTCGCCTCGTTTGATATGGTTTTGGGCGGCGTTAATTTATCGGTACAGCCTTCCGGTTCGCCGTTCTGTCGCCCATCAAGCGTTTCTTTTGTGTGCCTTGCCTTGGCGTTGTCCACCAGTTTCAGCGGGGTTGGTTTTCTCCCGGTCGGCATACTGTGCTCCTTTCTTGTTCTCTGTACTTGGAATAATTATTTTATGTCATTCACGCCATTTATATATCTGTGTCCCTTTACACTGTTGCAATGTATACACGCAGGCTGGTGGTTGGCTGTATCCCAGAATTTCGGGTCGTTCGCGCCATTCGGCGGGTCGATGTGGTCAACGCATTGCGCCACAATCGCGCAGCCATCATCCAGCCGCAGGGCGCAAAGCTGGTTCCCCGGTCGGGATAAAAACCACTTCGAATATCTGTCCCATCGTGCATCGTACCCGCGTTCCCGTGATGTGCCGCGCCTGCCGTCGCGCCTGCGCAGCTGTTCAAGCTTTTTCTCGCGCTCCGCTGCTTCACCAGCCTCGCGGTGGTCGGCGCAATATTTGTCGGTCGTGACATTGTTGCAGTTAGGCCATGCGCAGAAGCGCGCTGCTTTATGCGCCATATTATCGCCTGCCCCTCCTTGCCGGATACGGGCATTCCTTCACTCCGCACCGCCTTTTATCTTTGTCATAGTGCTTGCACTCTTTGCATGTGGCGGGTGTGTGTATCCACGTCACCCAAGTCGCCTTATTATTTCCTTTTCCCTCTCCGATAGCTCCCATATCTCTGCCCCTGCTTTCTCCGCTGCTGCTTTCTCCGCTGCTGCTTTCTCCGCTGCTGCTTTCTCTGCCGCTGCTTTCTCCGACAAAAGAAAACCGCCGCCGAAAATCGCCTTCCCTACGCCCCTTTGGCTGTCCAGCGCGCGGACAAAGGCGCAATCCTCGGCGCGTATCCTTAATGACTGCCCGTATTTTGCAATGCGCTGGATCCTCGCCGCCGTCAGAACGTGGTCGGGGTAATCGTATTTCGGCAACGACTTTGTAACCTCCTTGCGGTTTTCATCATCGGCCGCTTTTATTGCTTCATATAGGTCAGAAGCAACCGTAATTTTATATTGCCCCATGTTTGTAACAAAGCTTGTATCTACGCTCGCGCCGTTATCGTACATTATCGATAGCCCGCATATGACATATTTTATCCCGTCCAAGCCGCTGCCTGCAAAAATCGTTCTGGCGGGCCCAAAAAGAAAAAAGCGTATTCCGCGCTGATTATACCAGCGGCAAATCTCGGCCAAAATCGAAAAGGGCGGGTTGTCTATCACCGCACAATTCCCGCTGTAATCCTCTTCCTTGTAATCCCCGCGGGGGTAAAACGGGCGTATAATCCGCGCTCCCTCCAAGCCGTATTCTTTAACCGCCCAATCATGAACGGCGGCATATACATTATCGGGCGTGTAGCAATCGTCCGTTGTTTTCTTCGGCTTGAATTTTTCAACGAATGCGGCATATTCGCCCGTCATTTCCATCTGGTCGCCAAGCGCCATTTTCTCCTTAAAGCTGTCCATTCCTTCCCCCTATGCAAAAAGGCTCCCCTGCGGAAGCCCTTTTCTGATGATATCAGTATAGCATATAAATCGTGTTTTATCGTGTTGACTTTTATGGGGCAATGCGATTTATCAGCCGTTCCACGCCGTGCCGTTCTAAAGCCTTTGCCCAATCCTGCGACACGTGCATCCGCTGTGCCACCTTTTCCCAGTACCCGCTTTTAGCCACGCCGTACTCCACATACCTAAGCTTTATCACCTCGCACTCCAGCGGCGGCAGGCACATCACCTCGAACTCTATCATGCTCGCGTGATAATTCAGCTCTTGCAGCTCGGCTTCAATGCGCCGTTTTTTGCGTTCGAGCCTCTTTATTTCGCGGGTGGCTTTCAACGCCGCGTTGTATGTGGCATCAGATACCTCGCAGCCGTGTGGCATACCCGTAAGGCGCTGCGGGTGAAGGTCGTACTGGCTTTCAATCTCTTCGTCCACCGTCACAAGCTGCCGCTCTT